GCCGCCAGGGCTCCACGCCGCACTTGGCCGACGCCGTGACGTTCTCGAACGGATCCGTGGCACCGCCGTATTGGCTGGTCTTCTCGTAGTGCAGCTGCCGCAACTCCTCGAGCAGGTCGAGAAACGGGAGCGAGCCGGGCCGCTGCTCGTGCTGGATGCCGTCGCCCTTTAGCCGATGCTGCTCAAGCAGGTGCTCGATGTAGGGCTCGTCGGCCACCATGCCCCACTCGTCAAGTTGCGTCTCTTGTGCTTCGGCAACAGGTGCCGCCGGTTCTGTCGACGGCTGCGACACGTCGTACCACTGCTCATGCGGCCTGCCTGCGGCCTGGGCGTCACGCCGCTGCTGCACGGCCTGGCGGAGTTGTTCGTTGGCGGCTTCAAACGTCGTCGTCATTGTCGTCCCTTGGTGAGTCATGAAACGAGGCACGTAGTTCGGTGTGGTCTGTGTTCCACCGGAGTAGCATCCACCATCCGCCAAGCGGTCTGGCACTCATGCCTTTCTCAACGGCCCAGCCGTCAGTGAGGCACTCCTGCTTGTAGGCTGCTGACCGCACGAGGTGCATCGGCCGCACCTTGGCAATGCCGGTGGGCGACAGCCGCTGGCGTGTGGCCTCGATCAGCGTCCGCTGGTGGACGTGGCCGGCGTGGATGCAGTCGGCGTCAACGTCCACCAAGTAGCGGCTGTAGTCGATCACGCCCCTGGTGACGGGGCCGCCGCCGCCGTAGCCGTGGTGATACCAGAGTCGGTACAGGGCCGAGTTGGTCTTGCCGGTCTTCGCCCTGAACAGCACCCAGCCGGCGTAGCCAGCGTGACGCACCTTGCTGCCGCGCATCCGCAGCTGCTCCACGAGCCTGGTCGTCAGGCACGTCTCCATCCGCTTACGCACTGCCGTCTCGTGGTTGCCCGGCGTAATCAGGGCCATCTGCTCCCGGTACGGCTCTAGCCACTCCGCACACTGCGTGACAATATCGTCGTAGTAGTTGCCACGCTGAAACTCAGACCGCACGTCCCACTTGCCGTTGGATCTCGGGTCGTACTTCCCGCCCATGGCGTCAAAGTGATCGCCGATCGACAGGACGGCGGCGTTGATTTCTTTGGCCTTGCGGAGATCAGCCGAGAGCTTGTCCCGGTCGCACTTCACGCTGTCCCAGTGCCAGTCGCTGGACAGCAGCACCCACAGCCGGCTGGCGAAGTCGATGCGTGTGACGCCGCCGTCAAGCGTGGTGACAAGCCACGGGTCGCTGGCGTTCTTTCGGCGAAACGTGCCGGCCGATCTAGCCATCCGTCACCTCCCGGTAGCCGAGACTCCACAGCACCTTGGCGATGTCCTTGCCCTGCTGCTCGACGTGCTCCTCGCTCTGCGTCGGATTCAAGGCGTGCAGCAGTTCATGCACCAGCACCTCGAGCTTCTTGCGGCCACGCATGCGGGCGTCGAGGATGATGCGCGGGTGCTTCGCCTTCTGTGAGAACGTGTACCCGTAGGCCGCACCCTTGAGCGTGGTGAACCGCAAGAGCCACCGCTCGTCGCCGTTCAAAGTGAAGACGTGGTCGTCGGCCACGGCGTGCCCTTTCGCTTGTCACCGTAGCCGAGCGGTCAACCTTCCACCGGGCCCCAGCGTGGCGGATCGTCGGGGCATCGCTGGTCGGCCCACGACAACTTGCTCAGCCACGCACGCTCCCGCTTGACCGGGCATCCGCACAGGCCACACGCCTTGCCGTCGAAGTGCGGGCACGCAGTGCAGATGTCGTGGCGTCGCTGCACCTCGGCTTCACTCGCCATGGGAGCCCCAGCGGCTACGTGCTGGGCGGCGGCGGCGGCGAAGTTGGCGGCCTTCTGCATCAAGGTCGGGACGGTCTTCGCCATCGGGTACGCGGGGTGCGTCTCGTCCACGGTGATCGTGTCGCCATCCTCGCTGACGATGCACGCACGCACGGCGTCGAGCGTGGTGCCACGCTCACGGCATCGGTTCTCAAAAGCGGCGCGGCGGCCAGTAATCATGGGAACTCGTTGCAATAGGGCTCGGGGTCTGGGTAGAAGTCAAGCCAGTCAGTGCTAGCAAATCTTTCTGTGGAGCAGCCATCTTGTGGTGGTGGTGGAAAGTTCCGTTCGCCCTCCAAGTCTCCTTCAACGGCATCGGCAGTAATGTCAGTAATCTGCGCAGACTCGTCTCCATCCGGGCACGACAAGACAATGATTCGGTAGCGGTAGCGTTGCCTTAGTCCTTGCGATTCGCTGCCGTTGTTCTCGTTCGTATCGCCGCACATGTAGCAATCGGTGACCTCAGCAATATCTGTTACAAGAGCGTATTCGCACGAAAAAAGCGCCTCTGGATAGCCGTCTTTCCACGTCACTCCACTGGGCAGCGCAAAAGGGGACGCCACAAATTGCAAGACGCTTGCATACCACGGGAAAAACGCTTGGCAGTTCAGGCCACCAGGCTCAACAAACCTAGAGAGCTGTCCTAACGGAATATCGCAGTTGAGGCACGGATCGCACGAAGGCGGCTGCGGCACGCAGCACGGGCAAACCATCACGGCACCCGTACTCGTAGGAATGTGGACGTGTAAGACGAGACAATGAACGGCGCGGTGGCGGTGGCACTCACGACAGTGATACTAGAAGTCGTAAGCGTCTTTCCGACAGTAATCGAGCAGTTTGTCGTGTTGAGGGTTGCGGTTATGGTCACGTCCGTCACGAGCGACTGCGACGCAGTGCCAGAGCAGAACATCCGCTGCTGCGTCTGCGTCACGAACACCGCCGTGCGTGCCTCCAACTTCGGCACCACCAGCCACCAGTTTGTCCCCTCTTTTCCAACGATGCAGTCCTCGTTGCTGTACGCCGTGAGCGTAATCGGCCACGACAGATTGAAGGCGTTGACTGTAGCCGTCGGTGCGTACTTGAGCGTGACGACCTTCGTGCTGCCAATCGGCCACGAGCCTGAGAACGTCGCTGCCCGCACCTGCTTGGGGGCTCGCTCCTCAAACCGCTTGGCGAACGTCAGCGGCGATGCCGCCGGGGGCGTCAGTTCGGCCTGACGCACCACGCCCGCAATCCGCTCTGCGGATTCCCGGGTGAACTGCACGGCGTCGAATGGGCCTTTTCTGCGTGCCATTACAGCGAGCCAATCGGCCACGTTCCTGTCGTTGGCGGAACGCCGAGCAGCGAAGTGAAGTCCATCGCAGGGTTGACTCGCCGATAGAGGATCTCGGGCTGGCCGAAAGTCAGGTTGCCGCTGCCGTTGAGGCCGACCGGATTCGCCGAGGCGACCCACTCTGAGTTTTTCTCGTCGAACACCATCGCGCGCTGCTTGACGCCGCCGTTGAGGAAGTTCCACCCAACGTCGGGAATCTGGAGAACCCACGTGCTGGCACGGAACTGGAGTTGAATCTGCGTGGCCCAGTACTGGTACGTCGTGTTGGCGAAGAACTCCTGTGTGTAGTCGCTGTTCACGCCCGTGCATTTCAGCGTGTACCGGGCGCAGGTCATGTAGGTTTCGCTGTTGAGAAAGTTCTGCATCCCGAAGTACGCCTGCGGGAACGGCCAGAAGTTCTTCGTGATCGTGATCTGAACGAGTGCCTCATCCGTGACGAGCCCCTCCAGATAGTCGAAGGCTGAGTTGGTAAGAGGCCGAACGTCGTTGTTTCCGCTGAACGCCCCCGGCGACGAGTCGTGGTAGTAGTAGAGCGCGGGAACTTGACCGGGCTGCGTCTCAAACCTCCAATCGGCACGCCTGCTTGTCGGTGCCAGAACCAGTTCCGATGGAATGAACGAGTATTCTGCGACCGCCTCCGCGTGGTAAGGAGAGTCTCCTGCACGTTCGACGACGCTAACCTTCCTCAGCCCAAGGTGCGTCCACGTTGGGTGAGCGGCCCCCCATGTGCCAAGGTTGAGATGAGAGATAACCTCCGTCTCGGTAAGCGGGTTGTTCTGTAGCGTGTCGTTGGACAGCACCAGATTCCATCGACGCACGGCGACCTCGGGGATCCCGAGCTCGGCTTCGTACGTCCGGGCAAGTTCGTGGCTCGATGCAATGCCCATCAGTTTCGATCCCCGAATGACGAGTAGCCCACGATGGCCACCGGCTGGTTGAAGTAGTTGCTGGCCGCCTGGCCGATGCCGGTGGCGATCCGCTCGAGCAGCTTGGTCTGCAGCCGCTCCTGAATGAGCCGGGGATCCTGAGCGTTGGCCGTCAGCTGCAGCACCAGGGCGGCACCCTCAGCGGTGCGGATGTCGCTGCCCGTGATGGTCTGCGAGCCGAGCGTATTCAGCTTGGTGAGCCGCTCTTCCTGCCGCTTGGCTTCGGCCTCGGCGGCTTTCTGCTGCTCTTCAAGCACCTTTTGCTGGTACTTGAAGATTTCTTCCTGCACACGCCGCTGCTCGTTAGCGGCGGCCTCGACGGCTTGGCGTTGCTGGTCGGCGTACTTCTGCTGCAGCCGCAGGGCGTCTTGCTGTGCCTTGTCTTGCTTGGCTTTTTCATCCGCAGCGTACTCGTCCTTTCTCTTTTTGATCTTCTCAAGGTTCTTAATCTCGTTGTTGAAGAGCTCTTGCTGCCGGGCCACCTCGGCGTCGAACGCCGTTTTGTCGAGGATGCCGGCGGACGCCTGCTCTTGGGCGGCAGCAATGCCTTCCTGCAGACGAAACGCAGCGTTGAACCCGGCTTTGCCGAACTCCTCAGACTTGGCAATCAGCCCGTCGATGTTCTTATCAACCGCTTGGAACGCAGCCTGAAAGCCTTGGCCGAAGCCCTGCTCCAAAGCCTGCTGCTGGTCTTCGAGCTTGCTTTGCAACTGGTCAAGCTCCGCCTGGCGGGCGGCAGCAACGTCAGCGTCGGCGGCATTGCCGGCCGCACGGGCGGCGGCGAGTTGCTCCGACACCCGGGCCTGCTCACGCTGCACGGCAAGCAGATCCTGCTCCAGCTTCACGGTCGCACTGTTTGCCTCCAGCAGCCCGTCGATGCGGGCCCGGTCGGCGTCAATCAGTCGCCGCTGCTCGTCCTGCAGTTGCTTCACCTTGCCGATCTGTGCGTCGTACTCAGCGTTGGCTGCGGCCACGCCACGGCGAAGCGTCTCTTCGTTGATGACTCCGCCCTCAAACTGCTGCCGCAGTTCTTCAAGCTTGTTCTGGAACTGCAGCGCGGCGTCAAAGCCCGCTTGGCCGAACTTGGCCGCATCGTCGATAGCCTTCGAAATCTCGGCCCGCAGTCCAGCGACGGTGGCCTGGGCATCCGCCTCAATCTGCAGTTCGATCTTGGCGTCATTCTCAATGCGGGCGATCTCGTCTCGGAACGCATCGCCAGCACGAGCGGCAGCACGCCGGAAGGTCTCTTCGTTGATCAGCCCGTCGTCCAGCTGTGCCTGCAGTTCTCGGATCGACTCCTGATACTGCAAGGCGGCGTCAAACCCGGCCTGTCCAAAGGCGGCCGACTCGTTGATGGCGTCGCTCACGCTCTGTCGCACGCGGTCAAGAGACTTTTGCAACGCATCGGCCTCGGCCTGCGATTGCTCAAGCGAGTCAGCGATCTGCGACACGCCGCCGGCAGAGCCATCCGCCTCCTCGCCAAACAGACGCAGCGTCCTGCCAAGCAGGTTCAGCTGGCCAACCAGCGGTATCAGATCGACGATGGACGTGGCGAGTGCCTGCGACGCCGTCTGATTCTCCTGAGAGAACCTGTTGACCGATGCAGTGATCTCCGTGAACGCCAGCGTTACGTTCGCCGCACTGTCAGCAAACGCTGCGGACGACTGATCAGCAAAGCCCTTGGCGGCGATCGACGCCCGGTCGAGCTCGTCGCCGAATCGGGCAATCTGCTCTCGCTGCCTGTCAGAGATGGCGGCACCGAGCCGCTCGAGCTCCTGTCTGGCGGTCGCCAGTTCGTCAAACACGGGAAGAAGTTCAAGCCCAGCCTTACCGAACAACTGCAGAGCAACCGCAGCACGCCGGGCCGGATCGTCAATCTGCAGCAGTGCAGCGGCCACGTCCGTGAACAGCTGCTCCGGCGTGGCGGAACGCACCTGATCGACAGAGATGCCAAGATCGCCAAACGCCGACACGGCGGCGCTTGATCCTGTGCGGGCATCATTCACCGACTTCAGGAAACGATTGAACGAACTGCCCAGCTCGTCAACGCTCGTGCCCGTCTTGACCGCAGCTACCTGCAGCACTTGGATGAAGTTGAATGACACGCCAAGCCGGGAGGCCAACTGCGTCAGCCGCTCTACCTCGGCCTCAAGCGTCAGCAGGTTCCTTCCCACGGCCACGGCAGCGGCCCCAAAGGCAGCGGTGGCGGCAGCGGCGGCGGTGAACGGGTTGATCACAGACGCAGCCGCTGTGCCGAGCGAAGCCAAGTTGGCGTAGATGTCCCCGGTGAACACCCGCTGCAATCCCTGTGCGGCACTGGAGATGCCAGACAGCCGGCCTGCGATGTTGCCAAGAGGGCCGGGCAAGGCGGCGAATATGCCACTGATTTCGTTGAACTTGAGCCCCTGCACTGATGCCCGCTGCACTTCGTCGGCAAGCGTGTCTGCGGATTTACTGGCCCGAGCCAAGGCCGCATCCGCCTGGGCGACGCCACGGGCGTACGTCTCGCTGCCGATCGCACCAACACGCACGAGCTCGTTGAGCCTGGCTATCCGCTCGGCATGAATCTCCTGCTCTGTGCGAAGTTCTCTGGTGACTCGCACACCCTCCTCGAAGGCGTCGGCAGTCTGCCGCACCTCCTGCTGCAGTGCCTCAAACTGCTTGGCGTATTCCTGCGCGTTGAGGCCGCCGGCGAGTTGCTGCGACAGTTCTTCAAACCGCTGATTGAGAGAAGCCTGAGCAGTCGCTGCCGCTTGGCTATCCTTGGCAAACTTATCGAACACGGCCGTGGTCTTGTCGGCCTGCTGCCCCAGCTTCTCAAGCGCCCGCTCGGCCGGCGTGAGGTTCTTCACCACGCCAGAGGCGTCGGCGGAAACCTTCATCGCAAGTGAGAGGATGTTGGCCATGGCTGCTACTGCTCAAAGATGCCGGCGAGCTTTGCGAGCTCTCGGGCCATCTCCTCTGATGTCTGCGGTGGCTTCTCGGTAGGAACGAAATCGGACGCCTTCGGTGCTTTTCCCTTCTCGCTGTACGGTGCGAGCACGGCACTGGTGAGCAAGCCTGTCTGCTGCCACGGATCCGGCAGAGCGTAATAGTAGCGGGTGAACGCCACCCACTCACTGAGCTCTTGCGAGTCCATGCGGCGAGACAACTCCCGCACCGTCATGCCTAGGTGCCCGGCGAGGCGGAAAAGAAACCTCCGCATCGGCCGGGTCTTCAGTTTTTTGCGAGTTCCTCCACGTCGCTCTCGGTCATGTTGTTGTGCTTCATCGCCTTCTCGAAGAGCTTCGACACCACGGCCGACGACTTCTTCGCCAGCTGCTCGATGCCCTGCTCGTCGAAGAGCCGCTCGCCACTCTCGGGGTGGCACAGGCAGCGGGCCAGGTACTTCGTCCTGAAGTTGTCGATGCCACGCTCCTTGTTGCCGATCCACTCCTGTTCGTAGGAGTCCCGCTCCTCGACGGTCATCACACGGATGCCGAGCACCAGCGGCTTACCGCTGGCGTCCTTCCACTCCCGCACCGTCACCTTGAGCACGGACAAGTCGTCCGACGCGAGAATCTGAGCGGCGAGTTCCTGCACAGTCAGGGCCATGAAAATCTCCTAGGCTTGGACTCTGAGCGTGACGCCGTAGCGGGTCACGTCGTTCACCACGCCTTGAAACGTCAACTTCTCAAGCACTGCCGTGGCACGGTAGGCAAACCCGCCGCCAGCAATCGTGACGAGCGAGCGGACGCCGTAGTTGGCGGTCGAGACGTTGGCCGTTGCAAAGCACGACATCTCTATAGTGCCTAGGTCAAGCGTCCACGTACTGGCGCGAGCCAACGGCAGAGCACCGCCGTGCGTCACGCGCAGATCGAAGACTTCGCTGAACGCGACGCCGTTCCACGTCGCCGTGACGCCCGCTGCGTACTCAGCCATGACGGGCCTCCGTCAGGCTTAACGATCAATGAGGATCGTCACCTGGCCCCGGATGGCATCGTTGGTGGCGAGCGTGAGCGTGGAGCTCTGCACCGTGCCGCCCTTGCTCAGAAGCGAAGAGCCGCCCACGGTGATGGACAGCGTGCCGGTGGACTTGTCGTTGATGAGGGTGCTGCCGACGTAGT